TAATTCCTTAATAGCTGCAAAAGCTAGGGCTACTAATTTTGGATAATCTACAGCCATCGATCCATCATCACGGTATCTAACTAATTCTGGCAGGGCTTTTTCTACATCTTGCGCAATAACGCCTGCATCTTCTTTACGCATAAAGTATTCATGTTTTCCACCCATAGATTCAATATACTGATCGGACCACTCAAACAATTTACCACCAATCATTTCAACTTTTTCTATTGCGTTAGGAATGTCTCTAATATTTTCTTTAAACTGTTTATCTGAGGTTGCGTAAGCAGTGATATTATTTGTAGCAAATATTGCGCCATCAGTTGTCGATGTTGTAGCAGCGCCTACTAATAATGCGCCTCGAACTGTTGTAGTTCCATTTGTAGCCGAACCAATGTTAATAGCTGTAGTAGAGCTGGTAGTGCCGCTTGTACCAATATTGACTGTTTTAGTAAATGCGCCTGTTAATGCACCTGTTGCAAGATTATGTGTAGATGATGCGCCCGTACCTGTATATCCTATAGTTAATGCAGTAGAGCTTGCAAAAGCGCCAAATGTTGCGCCACTATCAATCGATGTTGTAAATGTTGGAGATGTTCCTAATACAACAGAACCTGAGCCCGTGCTTGTTGTAACGCCAGTTCCGCCTGCGGTAACTCCCAAGACACCTGAGACGCTAAACCGTGAGCTACCTATAGCTAAACTTTGGGCTTGTGACATAATTTAATACTTCCCTTCTGCGAATACGTTTACAAATACAGTGTCATCTTCTAATGCTTCAATCTCATGCCATTCATTAGCAGGCAAATTAAATGCGCCACTATGTTTATCAATAATTTTTTCTTTACCCTCTAGTCTTATAGCACAAGAACCATTGTGGCAAATAGTAGCGTGACTATAAGCATGGCTATGTTTAGGTAAACCAAATCCTTTGCTTACGTGAAACACATTAATTTGTGCGCCATCATAAGTAAATGTATGTTTTGGAATTGAGTTATATACCATTAAATTTCCTGTGTGCCTGTTGTTGTTGGTTGTCCATCAGCTGCTATTGCTTGAGTTGGTTTAGGAATTGGGAAGTCCTTGTAAGTGTTATCACTTGGGTCAAACCATTTAGAATCCGCTACAAAGTCATCAGCACATTCTACCCACATGTGATCTGGTGCTGGCTCAAAAGGAATTGTGTCAACTACGTCAGCACAACGATAGCCTTGTTCTCTTGGTTCATTTTTACACACTAGTGTATATTTCATATTGCTATTTCCTTGTTAAAAAATGGCCGTCCTGTATATTCAATTTTAGCATCATCAAAGAATTCTTTAATGCAGTTTACACACTCAGGTATTTCTTCATCTAACACATTATATTTCTCTTTTACAAAATTAACCAGTCCTTGATCTTCATACATCTTGTAAGGTGCAGTTAAATCTTTAAAACTAAAACTCCATATAGCGTCTGTTGGCTTGTGAGCAATCGTCATAATCTGTTCTTTTAGTTCATCACCACTTAAAGCGTGATAATAACAATGCCAAGGCGAGTCTACACTTGAGTAAACTTTTTTAGCTTTTAATGCGAGTTCGGTTGCTTTAGAGTATGCCATGATTAATATTCAAAGATGACGATGCCGCCAGCACCAGCTCTACTAGCAATTGGAAAAGCATTACTTCCACTCATACCTCCACCACCATATCCCACAGAAGCATAATTAGTAGGTAAAGTAAACGTACCACCTATCCATGAAGGTTGTCCTGGTCCGTATAATGCGGCTGATCCACCACCCCCTTGAACTATAACATCGTATCCACTGCAACCGAGAAAAAGGGCTCCATTACCTCCAACAGTGCCAGCTATATTTATATCTCCATTACTACCCGTTCCTCCAGCGCCTCCCCATGCGCTACTTGAAGCATTTAGCCCACTACCACCACTACCACCCGTTGAAGTTAAAGTAGTAATAGTTTGTGTTCCACTAGCTACGGAAGAAGAACCTCCAGTTCCTCCTGAAGTCGCTCCACCAGTTCCTACTGTAATTGTTAGTGTATTTCCAGGTGTTAGTCCTGTAAGGTATTTCATAGCAAATCCACCGCCACCACCGCCACTACCAGAAAGGGCGTATCCACCACCACCTCCAGCACCAATAACAGTAACCTTAACCACTGTCTTACCGCTAGGAATAGTAAATGTGCCATTAGAAGTAAATACTGTTATGCCACCAAGACCAGGTTGAGGGGCTGCTGCAGATGTCCATGTAGTTCCGTTAGAAGTAAGAACATTACCATTTGTGCTCGGTGCTACAAATGTAGGAGCAGAAGTACCATTACCTAAAATAACATTGTTAGCTGTAAGTGTAGCTAGTCCTGTACCACCATTAGCAACAGCTAAAGTGCCTCCAACTGTAACGTTTCCTGTTGACGGACTTGATGGAGTAAGCCCTGTAGACCCAAATGCTATCGATGTAACTACGGCACCTAACGATACACCCGTAAAGGCTTGAGCTTGAATATTGTCGCCTGTAATAGCACCTGTATTTAATACAATGGCTGTTCCGCTTGATGCTGTGTAATCAGATGGGTCTAATTTAACACCGTTTCTGTAAACACCTTGTAGTAATGCTGGGTCATAAACGAATGAGAAAGATGTTTGCCCTGACGTTGCAGTAAACGTTGTATTAGTAAGTGTTGTACCTCCACCTGCAGATGCCCATGAAGGAACGCCTGAGGCTAGAGTTAACACTTGGCCATTAGAGCCAGCTGCTAATTTAGATAATGTATTTGTAGCAGATGCGTAAAGAATATCACCTGTTGTATAAGTAGATAGCCCTGTACCACCTGATGTGGCACCTAATGTACCAGCTAAAGTCACCGCTCCTGTTGTTGATGTGGATGGTGTCAAACCATTTAATGATGTTTGGAACGATGTAACCCCTGCTGCTGGAGCAGCTGCCCAAGTAGGAACTCCACCTGAAACTGTAAGAATATATCCGTTAGTACCAACGCCTAATTTAGATAGTGTATTTGTAGCGCTTGCATAAATAATATCACCAGTTGTATAGGTAGCAAAACTTGTACCCCCAGCTGCTGAAGGTAATGTACCCGCAACTAAAGCTGAACTTGATGTTGAGTAAAGAGCGTTGTTAGCCGCAGCAAATGTAGTTAGTCCTGTGCCACCATATGCAGTACCGATTGTGCCACCTTGCCATGTACCGCCTGTAATAACTGAAGTGCCGAGGTTAAAAGCGTTCGTACCAAACGTAACGCCTTCTGGAAGATAACCATGTAAATCCCATGTACCACCAACGGTACTATTATTTGTTAGAAATACTGCTCCAGCTCCACCAGATGGAATTGTTCCAATCGTGGCAGTAGCATAATCTTGAATTGTTAAAGTTCCTGTAGCAAGGTTATTAAATACAAACGCTACGCCAGTAGTTAAAGTAGTCGCATCAGGTAATGTGTATGTTTGTCCACCAGCGCCTACAAGAGAATGTATGTAACTTGATGCTACTGTTAATGCAGTAGTACCGCCAGCTGCCGTGGTATTTGTGTTAGATTGATTAACTCTATTAACGTTTATATTCTGATTAGCGTCTCTTAAAACTACAGAGTTAGCGCCAGATGAGCTTGTAACGCCTGTTCCGCCATAAGCTACACCAATCGTTGAACCTTGCCAAGTGCCAGAAGATACTGTGCCTAATGCACTGACATTACTTGAACCATCTAGATTAACTGATTTACTTGAGGGGTAGGTAACAAATACATTGACTGTACCAACAAAGGTAACAGCAGTATTAGAATTACTTGAGGATAAAATGGTTGTACGAGTTAATGTAGGTCCCGTAGTAGAGTAAGTACCAATACCTACTTCCCAGTTACCTGAACCATCTGTTGCACTGTAATAAGTTGTGTTTCCGTTGCCGACAACAGCAAAAGATTGAAACCCTACAACAGAACCACTAAGGGTAAAACTAACTGTGGTGTTAGCCGTACCCGTCTGCTGGACACGATCATTTAACGCAAGAGCCATTTAAGCTCCTTAACTAGTAGCTGTTGTTGAGTATGTAACTGAAACTGTATCGCCTGCTGTTGTTACTTTAGCTGTTGCAAAATTGCCTTCACTGTATAAAGTACCTGCAGTTGAGCTTTGTGTGCTTACAGCGCCAGTACCTGTAACTAAGAAACAACCATAAACTGTACCACCAGCACCTGTAATAGTATAAGTGATTGGGGTTGCTACTGATGTTGTTACGTTAGTTGGTGTTGTACCAGTTGAAGTTGAAGCTGCGAATACTGCGGTACCACGAACTGCTGATCCACCTACTGTGTAGTTAGTAAATTCAGCTACATTAGTCGTTACCAATGTAGTCATTGTATCTGTAGCTACTGGTGTTAATGATACTTTAGTAAGACCTAAAAATGGTCCAACTGTTGTGTATGTACCTGATGTACGTAATAATGTATCTAATAATAACTGTTTGCCAGCTGCAACTACTAAATTTGGAAACTTTTCTTCCCATTTAAGATTACCGTCTTTATCGTGACATACGACATGATAGTGTCCTTGAACACCTAATACTTCATTGGAATTTGCACCAGCATTTAGCGTGATGGTAGCTTGGTCTCCAAAACCTTGTTTTTCTTTATGCATGTTAACTCCTTAATTAATTCTTAATACAGCAGTATTTGCGGTTGCTGCTGGAAAGGTTATTGTAAATGTACTTGTTGCGGTTTTATCACTTCCAAAATTTAATACACAAACAGCTGCATTTGTAGTGCTATTATAAACTAAAGCACCCCTGGAAGTAAAATTTGCAGGGCTCCATGTTACATCTGCAAAAGATAAAAATGCTGTATTTAGTGTTGGAGACTCTGCTAGCCTTGATACTGTTAAAATCTTACCTCCTGCAGTATATCCTGAGCCTGTAACCTCATCAGTTGTGGTATAGGCTGTCGTAGTATCACCTAGATTTGCTAATGCGTTGTAGAGAGCTATTTTATACGTATAAGGAGTACCAGTATTAAAGTTTTCTAACCCTCTAAGCATATTTAACTTAAAGATTGTACAAGCGGTCTGCGTTATCATGAATTAACCCTAAGTTTAGTTTGGCCATCACGGTATGCATCACCTCTTTCAAGGCCATCACCAAGACGTTTAAGTTGCTGCATAGCTTCTTGATATTTATCCTCATAATTCTTAATAATATCTGGCTCTTGTTTTTGAAAGATCATTGCTTCACGCATTGAACCATAAAACAATACTGGATCATAGTTATCACCTAGCCATGAAGTTCCAGTTGCGTTAGATATTCCAGTTACAGTTGCTGTAAATCCAGAACCAGCGCCACCTAAATTTGCTGTAGCGGCACTTAATACATTGCCTACCACATAAAATTGTCCACCTTCATTTAGAGCCACTGAGCTTACCGAACCAGAAGAGTTAATTACAATAGTAGCTGTAGCACCAGATCCTGATCCACCAGTTAAAGGTACATTTTTATATACACCAGGAACATATAATGACCCTACTGTGGTTACGGCTACTAATGTGAGTTGACCTTGCACAATGGTAGGTGGGTAATAGTAATAATGCAATTCAGCATTATAACTTGCATCAGGCGTTGGCCCTAAAAGAAAGGATAGCTCATTAATAGCACTATATTGAGATCCAAATAAAGCATAATGCGTTGGAGCTCCTGTAGTAGCAGGGTTAGGAAAAGCTTGTCTAATATAGTTTACATCTTTGTTTAAAAGATATTCGTACGTTCCATCTGGATTAATAATAGCAAAAGAATATGTAGATAACCAATCGTTTGGAAGCGATAAGTATTTATTACCAGATGTCAAAGTACCAGTTACGTTTTTACGTAAAGATGGTAACTGAACACTGTTGTAAATACGCTCTTCAGCTTCTTGCACGAATGTAGGTATATTAGCTACGAATAATTGTTCCGTAGTTTCCGCATAATCTTGTATTGCTTGATACAGTTGAACGTAGTTCATTATTAGCCTTGTTTGCCGCTAATCTTACGACCTTTAGTAGCTGCACCATAACCACGCATTTCTTTAACACCGTATGGATTTACTTCGCCATAATTACCTTTGCTAACACCACCAACAGACATATTCATTTTGCTTATTCCGTTACCAGGCATAGCTACCGCTTCTTGTTCTGTACCGTTTGGATTAGACATAGGTTGTTTATAAACACCAATATCATTACCCCCGCCAGAAGGATACTTAAACCCAGTATAAGCACTAGCATCTTTGTTCTCTTTGGCGTGACCTAAAGGATAAGCTTCTGCTGGTGTCACTGGAACTTTGCGTTCTTTAGTCA